ACTCACCCAACTCTCCATAATTTTGGTCAGGGTAGCAAGAATCGAACTTGCACTACAAGGTTCCAAACCTCGGCGACTGCCACTATCATATACCCTGATGGCGGAAGTGGTGAGATTCGAACTCACGGAGCTATTTCTAACCCGCCGGTTTTCAAGACCGGTGCCATAAACCAGGCTCGACCACACTTCCATTAAATACCATAAGGATGACAACTAGATTCCTTCCACCACATACATTGGAAGCATTATGCACAAATTATGCCGGCTGTGCTTATGATCGGACAGGCTCTTTTACAGATAACCTATCTTCACTTAGGGTCCGCTAGTGATAGTCGTTACTTGAGTACCTACTTTCAGTTACAAGGCTTGCTCATACTCTTTCTCATTGTATGCCTACAACGGATTTCACAACATCTAACAATCTAATTGTCATTCTTATGGCAGAGGGTACTGGATTCGAACCAGTGATACCGATTTCAAAGACCGGTGCCTTAGGCCTCTAGGCGAACCCCCAACATAAATTTGACTCTACAAATTTTTAAAGAACATTTGGTTGATTGCTCAACCGAAAGACGTATTGTACACGAATTTAATTTCTTGTCAACCGTCTGTGTTGTTTTTATACAACAGTTTTATTTTTATGAAAATCTTCAAAATTTTTTGAAAGACTTCCATCTGGTTGTGTTTCCAAGTTGTAAGCATGAATTTTGCTATGACAATTTGAGCACACAACCGTGCATTTTTTTAATTCACTTATGACCGATTTGAAACCTCTGGCCACCATTTTTGTTATAGTGGTCTCCTTTTCAGAAGGATCACAATGATGAAATTCCAAACATGCTGGATCGTTTTCACCACATTTACTACATTTTAATGAGGTTCTCCATTCTCTAAAGATTGATGCCAACTCTTGATATTTTTTTACCTGGTGTTGAATCACCTTATCTCTATTTTTTAGATAATACTCATTAGTAATTACTTTTTCCATAAAAAACTCCTTTTGGAATTATTTATAAAAAAACAATTAGTTTTTTTGTCATACCACAATAAAAAAACCCTAGAAGATTTCTCTGCTAGGGTCTTGTGTTTGGTATCTTACTTTAGAACTTTTGTTTTAGCTCTCCATCTCCACACAGGACCCAGTTTTTAACCATGAGGCATCGCCGCAATTAATTGTGCGGTGCTCTGGCTGGTAACTAAAGGGTTTAACGGATATGAGAGACACGATTTTCTTTCGTTAGTAAAAGTTGAATTGTAAGGGTATATAGGCTTCTTGGCAAGAGGTTTGTTGTTTTTTTACAATTATTTTTTCTTCCAACCAATTTTTTTCTTTTCAATTGGTGTATCGGGATCATATATCTCATCAAACACTTCCCACAGTTTTTCTTCAATAACAAACTTGGTGAATAAACCAGTATCCATTCCGTATGCTTCTATTTCCCATGGATGGTCATAATAATTCATATCGTCTGAATTAATACGCATACCTTTCCAACGAGTCAATGAATCATTTGTTTCGTGATATGCAAACTGTTTGATATGCACCATTTCATGTGCAAGTGCTTTGAGTATTTCTTTGGCACCAATCCAGGAATGTATCTCAATGAGAAAATCCCTAGCCTTGCCAGATGCGTTGTGTTCTTCTATCGAGGCAAAACCATACACCTCCAAATTCGGATTGAATTTGACTTTAAGGTTGATATTGTCGAGAAGTCTTTTGCTTATTAGGTTTTGCCCGTAAAAATGAATAGCCTTCTCCACATAAGGCTTGAATTCTTTGTCCGGACAATTAACTATTCTCAATTTCATGTGAGTCTCCGTTAATCACCTATTATACAGTATTTAGATGACCGGAGATTTCACATTATGAAATTGTGTGTTCTACCTGTATTACTTCCACACCAGCTTTTTTCAAGAATTCAATTCCGTCTTTGCTACGATAAGCATTACGGTAATATACAGAATTAATACCGCTTTGGTAGACCAACTTGGCGCAATCCAAACAAGGGGCATGAGTGACAAACATATGAGCACCATCACCAGACTCGGTAGATTTTGCCAACTTAGCAATTGCATTAGTTTCTGCATGTAGAACCTCAGGTTTGGATTTCAGATTATATCTTCGCCATTTGTTGGAACTCTTTGGAAGAACTTGTTCAGAATATTCACCATCTTCACAATAGGTTTTATCTTCACAATTGTTATCCCAACCTGAAGGCATTCCGTTGTAACCGATGGAAATGATGCGGTCATCTTTGACAATAATCGCACCAACGTGTAGACGCCTTGCGGAAGATAAACCCGCAAAGGTCTCAGCCGTTCTCATATATGCATCAATAAATTTCTGTTTCATAATAAATGGTGCGCCCACAAGGACTTGAACCTTGGACCAATGGATTATGAGTCCACTGCTCTAACCAACTGAGCTATAGGCGCACTTAAACCTCAACAAATTTCAGTTTAAAAAAATCTGCTTGATCCTCGTAATTGATGTAACCTCTAGGGTTACACACAATCCGTGTAGAACCAATCATGTAGTCAAACTCATGGTGAGTATGACCGTGTGTCCACACTTTGATTTGTGGACGGTCCAAAATGAATTCAGACAAGTCGGAACTATAAGCACCGTTCACCATAACGTCCTTCTCATAACGAGGTTTTGTGGACATTTTGCTTGGTGCATGATGCCCAACAACAACCCACGGCATTTCAGGACGAGACTTGATAGATTCATCAATGAATTGCAACATCGCCTTGTGGTCTTTCACAGATTCCTCAGGTGTAAATTTTGCAGGACGTGTATGCAATTCATTTTCCACTTTGAAATGAACCACTTCATTGCTATTTTCAATGATACGGTAGTCATTCATGTAACCTTTGATGCCGTACAATGTCTGTGGATCTTCCTTGTTCATGTCTGTCCAAAGAGTACCACCAGCAAAACAAACACCATTCAGTTCCACATATTCTTTATCAAGAATGTGTAGGTTAACCAGATAGCCAAGATGCTCACGCAAAGTTCCAATAGACTTAGCATAATCACCGTGATAATGTTCATGGTTCCCCATAATGTAAATGACATGAGGGAATCTCTCACAGCATTCCTGGAAGAATGTATGAATTTTGTTATTGTCGTTTTTACCCATGAGTCCATAGTCATCCTTTTGACGTAGGTCTTTCGCTACGCAAATATCACCAGACAGAATCAAAACGTCTGCACCTTCGGTATTCTCCAAAGAGATTGGTCCGAATTCTAGGTGCAGATCAGAACATACTGCTACTTTCACTTTACTTTCTCCAAAGAATCTTTACGCATAAAATGCATTAGTTGCGTTCCTTCAGGAGAAGGAATGCTTTTGTTCACGGCAATAAACACCACACCCTCAATCTCCTTGGTAGGCCAATGAGCGAAAGTGTAATAAATTTCTGTTGGCGAAAACTTGTTTCGCAGTTTAATGGGTTTTTGTAATACTTTAGTGTTCATGTCATATACTCCAGGTGTATACCACCACACCTGAAGTATACAACGGCTAGATTATTATGTCAAGCATTGGCTAGATTATTCTGCCAAAAAGTTTGTGTGTGTTGTTTTTTTGCTACCAATTTCAATTCTCCTTGGTTTCTTTTCCTCAGGAATCATGTTCTGTAGTTTGATAACCAAAAGGCCATCAACAATATCTGCACTTTCCACAATAACAGTATCAGCTACCGTATACTTGTGTGAGAAGTTACGTGTACCAATACCTTTGTGTAGGTACGTCTTATTGTCGGTTTGAGCAGTTGAGATTGCTCCGTTGACATACAACTTATTGCCTTCAGTGGTAATTTCAATCTCATCACGTTTGAATCCAGAAACGGCAATCTCAATCGTGTATCGAGTATCATCTTCTTTGACAATGTTGTAAGGGGGATATGTTGGGACCTTGGCACCTTCGAACATTCTATCGAATTCTTCCATAGTGGTAAGAAGGCGGTCGAAACCAACAGTTGCGGGAAGTAGTGATCTACCATAGTTCATAGTTTTCTCCTTAATAAGCGAGTTTATAAATGTGCTACCCAAAATGGCATAGCATTCCAGCTTACCTTATACTGGTCCGAACTTTCGTGTCGGAGGTGTAATTACACGGACGCCTTTTGCCGTAGCATCAAACAGGCCCTAAGGTGGGCTAAATTGGCACCGCTGGATATTTTACTACCCTTCAGCGGCATGGTAGTTCCCATCCCGAGTGGGATAAACTTATTTAGTTGCTGTAGGCTTTTTTCCAATATTGTATTTTGGTACTAATTGCCATTCTTCCTTTTCTTTGTGAGGAATAATCTTCACTTGTGATAAGGAAACTGTAGGCTCTTTAGTCTTTTCTGTGTCAACAATTTTAATCAAGTCCCAATCTTGAAGCAAGTTCGTAATGGTATTTCTACGTGCTAAATCGTTTTCCGTAATGTCAGTAGGTTTACCATCCAAAGAAAACAATTCTTTGAAATGTACGATGTAGTATTTTCCTTGCTTGTGTAGAATGTGGCAAGATTGATAAAGCATTTTTTCTTTTTTGGATGCAACACCAATACGGGTCAGAGTTTCACGGACCTTTAAGAAATCGTCCTTCTCTCCCAGTGTTACCTCTACCATATCTTCTATTTTAATCATTATTTTGTCACTCCACCTTTGTCTAATTTTTCTTTTAATAAAGTGATTTGTTCATCGGTAAGAATACGTAATGCTTCCTTTGCCTTCTCATTGGAGTAACCAAAATATTCTTTTACATATTCAATGTTCTTGACGGATGCTGCTTTTTGCCACTTTTCAAAACGGCGCTTCATCGGTCTAACGGTATTTAGAAGATACTGGTATTGTAGTTTACCATCCAGGTTGGGGTTCAAATTCATCTGGTTTGCATACATGATACAATCCATGTGGTAAGAAAGTGAACGGTTCACCAGAAATGCTTTATAGTCTTTCTCCTCATCAAGAACATACTTCTTGGTCTGTAGAATACTGGGTATAATTTCTTTGAATAGGTCTGCCATTTTACATCATATATTTTGTAATGTCGGTTTGCTTCAACCGTTGGATCAACTTTTGTGAGTGTGATTCTTTTATTTTCTGTGTATCACTAACATTCTCAGATTCCGCCAAATTCAATACTGGTGGATTTGAATATAGGTTGGAATACTCATATATTTGCTCCGATTCAATCATCGAAATCACATTACGTTTCACATTACTTTTAACATGCGCTTTGGGTGTCATCAAAGCAACATACAAAGTTCTACCATATGTAACAAATTCATTGTACAAATTATGGTAAAGTTCAAATTTAGTCTTTTCTGATCCAAAATTGGCTTTAGGATTTCTTAATTTTCTGGTATGCTCCTTCATTCTTTTATGAACTGCGGTTACTATAGATACTTTGTACTTTTTTGGATTCTTTTTGTCGCCAGTGTACATATCTTTTAGGCCACCTGACATTCCGACATAAAAAGTTTCTTCTAACATGAAAGGCCAAACAGTGTCGCTTGGTTTATTTTCGCACCAGGCAAAAGCATATACAACCGCATCTAGGTTATTTGAATATTCATAAATGTTATCCATCTTCACCCAACGAAGATTCATTAGTTCGAAACATTTCATTACTTGAACTCACATTCCACCATGAATTCGGTAAGACAAGCCATCAAATTGATTTCTTGGTCTGCGGCAAATGCAGATTGGTATTGATACTTAGACAACACCAACACAGCGGCTGGAATGCTATCAGGCTTCAGAAAATCATACATGCCATCATAGATGGAACGCAGAATAGAAATTGGATCATTGTCGAGGTTGTTGGTCACCCACTTACGTGCAGTACCAAAGTCTTTCTCTTTGAGAGACTTTACCAGTCCAGAAATGTTTGCATCAGATACAGATGCAAGGATGCCTTTGTCAATTTTACCATTAACACTGTAACGCTGTAGTTCATTCAGAATACGGCGATTGTCTGGAAAGTGTTTGGTAATAACTGAAGCAACGACTTCCTTTTCATAAGGAATGCCTTCTTGTTCCAGAATCCACTCAACACGCTTGAAGAATTGAGTAGCCATCTTGGCTTTCTGTCCGTTCTGAATCTTGAAATCGACCACAGAACAACGAGAATGCAAAGGTGCAATGATTCGGTTCTTGAAATTACAAGTGAAGATGAATGAACAGTTAATCGCAAATTCTTCAATCGCACCACGCAAGGCTGGCTGTGTAGAATTTGGATTTAGATAGTCGGCTTCATCAATAATGATGACCTTTCGG